ATATTTTGCTATCGGATGTGCTCAAGTGATAGCCATGGGTGTCCTGCATGCATCTAGTAGGGTTAGGGCTGGCTTTGACAGGTTGCCCCAGAATCGCATACAGATGGCACTAGAAATATCTGAAGAGTTGAACGCATACGTGCGAAGGCCATTCCATATAGAGTCGATTTAGAAAGGCAATCATGACAGAACAAGAACTTATAGAGCAACTAGCAGACAAAGAACACGCGTCGTGGGCAAATTGGATGCTATACCTCTTTTCCAAAAGCGAGATCAATCCAGATGGCTCTGTGACCATACCGCCTGGACTTGTAGAACGCTGGCAGAGACAGTCAGAAACAGATTATGCAGATCTCTCAGAGAAGGAAAAGCAATCGGATCGTGATGAGGTTGCTCGCATCTTGCCGATCATTGAGGAGTATGCACACAGTGTTAATAAAGACAAGAAAGAGGTAAATATAGAAGAAGCAGTATATCAAGCTTTAGGTGAAGCCAGTATGTGTTGGTCTGAATTGCCACAAGGTGTATTTGATAGTACCAAAGCAAAAGACATAGGAGAACACTTGCTACAAGGTATTAGAAAATATACTGGATTGAAATAATGAACATTCTGTCATACTCTTGACAATTCATAGAAAGGTGATGTACATTGAATATCAATAGCACCACAAATACCGATCCGTCTCATGGAGACCAGACCGGTACACCTCCGGCTCATGGAGCCAACTCCGGATCTCATGGAGATCAGAGTCCTACCAAACAACCCACACTCGAAGAGTTACAAGCGCAACTCGCCGCTTCTGAAGCTGAAAAAAACAAGTTCCTTGCTGACAATCTGAAGTATCGTGAAAAGCAGCGAGAACAAGCAGAAGCAGCCAAAGCCAAAGAAGCATTAGACAAAGCAGCAGAAGAGAAGCTGTTACAAGAGCAAAATCAGCACAAAGAGCTTGCAGAGAAGCGCAAAGCCGAGATCGACAAACTCCAAGCTGAAATTGCCCAACGTGATAGCGAAATAGCCAAACGAGATTATGAAGCACTCAGAGCAAAGGTGGCCACTAAACACGGTCTAGCACCTGAGCTTGCAATGCGTCTCGTAGGCACAACAGAAGACGAATTAGACATTGATGCTGCTGCTCTCAAGAAAATCACCGGCGAGTCGCAAAAAGGCGCACCTGGGAACGGACCAAATCCGAAACCAGCGGGCCAAATGACACCAGAAGCTCTTAAAGAGCAATTCAAGAAAGAATTACGTGGCACAGGACAATACAGATAAGAACAAATGCCGTTAATTAGATAATTGACGTGCAGTGCCTTTTTACCACTCTTTACAAGTGAGGAAGGAATTGCATCATGACTGCAATTGCCAAAACCGGCAAACCTGGCATAAGTACAACCGTGCCTCCCACATCTTGCAGCGTCTCTAGCCTTATTGCTGGAGAATCGCTTGGGGGCGGCGACGCGTGCTACATCAAGTCGAGCGATGGCAAGGTGTACAAGAGCACCGGGGCCTTAACGGGAACCACGCGGCCTAGTGCCCCTGCTCTAGCTGCTGCTCTCTCGGGTGGCACCGTAGACGACGGCGAGTATAGCGTCAAAATCACCTATACCACAGCAGCGGGTGAGTCTCTTCCGTCTGAGTCGTCAGAGATCGTCACCAAGTCCACAAGTGCCAATCAGAGTACAATCACCGTTACCTCGCCAGCAGCCGCTACAGGAGCGGTCAAGTACAAGGTCTACATCACACCAAAGAACGGCGGACCTTGGAAGCTTCAGAACAGCACAGGTACCAATGTTGGCACAGACTTTACCCTAACAGCACCTCCTGTCACCAACACAGCAGAGCCACCTACAGCAGACACATCAGGCAGTTATGCTGCTTCTGTGGTAGATGGCTATGCTCCTGACAACTGTCCTTCCGGCGGGGTTACGAGTCTGTACTGGGATGTGAATTTTGGCTACGGCTCAGCCCTCACTCCTGGCACTTTCGCCTACCTAAGCGGCTCTACAGCAGGTGGGCTTGACACGGCACCCTCTGCACTGGGAACGGCACCTATCGGTCGTGTTATTGATGCTACACGCATTTGGCTCCAAAAGAGCTACTAGGCTATAAGCCAGAAAGGAGGCTTGTATGCCTTTTGGTACATTATCCCTTGCGGATACCCTTGGTGGATTAAAAGCTGCTGAAGATAAGATGCTCAGTAAGTACGATCCTGCTACGCTCTACAACATCATTAATATGTACATCTCTGCATATAATGAAATCCTTGCAGAGATGGAAATGGATCTCATTGAGCCTACAAATCAGCGTCAAGCAACATGGGGCGGCTATGACTACGTAGAAATGCAGGATGGTGATGAGTATTCGCGTCCCGATGCGAAAAAGATTGCAATTCCCCCGGTTGCTATGGGTTACCCGCTCGCCATTAAACAAGCTGCTTGGCAGGTTACCCAGCTCTTTATGGAAACAAAGAGCTTGGGAGACTTGGATAAGGTGGTTAACGCGGCTGTTGCTGCTGACAAACGTAGCTACCAGAGAACACTACGCAGTACGGTCTTCAATCCCACCAACAACCTGAGCTACCTGGACAGATTCGTCGACAACTACCCGCTGCAGATCCGTACATTCCTCAATGCAGACGGGACCGTGATACCGCCTGATGAGTTCGGCAATACCTTTGACCCATCGGCGCATACCCACTTCCTAGCTGAAAGTTCTCTTTCTGCAACTGGTCTAAAAAATACCATAAATACCGTGAAAGAGCACTATAGCGATGGTGAGATGCTTGTCTACATCAATGCAGGTGATGAAGATACAGTAACAGCCTTGACTGGCTTTAAGGGCTATGTAGATCCTCGTATCACGCCAACAATCACAGAAGATCAGGCGCTTCAATACAGGCTTGACATCTTCAATACCTATAACAGGCGTATTGGCATCTTCGGAGCTTCTGAGATCTGGACAAAGCCATGGATACCTAGCGGCTACCTGTTCGCTTTCAACAAGTCCGCTCCCAAGCCGATCTGGGTACGAACTCGCAACGCACAACGCGGTAGTTTTCGTATCGCTGCTCAGATTCCGCTCTACCCATTGCAGGCGACCTATGCAGAGCGAGAGTATGGCATGGCTGTATACGAGCGTACAAATGGAGCATGTCTCTACTTTGGAGGCGCTAGCTACACACCACCTAATGACATGACATTCTTTGTCTAGGCCATAGGAGGAAAAATCAAATGGCAGAGAAGAAAACAGAAGGGACACCTAATGCGGTAAACCTGCCCTTCATCTCTGAAAAGAGCCCGGAGATAGCAAACCTTCCTAAAGGAGCACCGCCTCTTGTCCCTAGTCCTCCTGTGGAAGAGGAAAAGCCCGTGCGAGCCAGTGACACAACCATACCGGGTGGAAGATACCTAGTAAATGGCAAGCTTGTCAATTGCAATGGAGAGCCAATTAAGGAGTAGCGCATGTTGAGGGCAGACGCAAATGCATACCTAGTCGAAGAGTACAGAGAGCTGGCAACTGAAGCTGAATTTACCTCAGATCAGACCACAAGCGCATATTCGGTAGCCATGGACATGTCACTCAGGCAGCTTGGCTATGCGGAGGCTGCTCTCTCGACTGCGGATGTGCTACAAGCGGATGTTCTCAAGTATCTCGCTCTGCTCAACTACTACGCTCTTAATCGCTTTGCAAAGCTGCTCTCTATCCGTGTGGATACGGCGGCTGGTAGTGGAGCGATTAACACAAAAGACTCGCAAGCGTTCGATCAGGTGACTAAGCTTCAGGCTCGAGCAGCTCAAGAGGTAGCCTCGTATGGCATTGATGTCGGTGGCATAGGGGCCTATCGGATGGGTCGTATCAATCTCGACTTTCTTGAGCCTAGTACCACTACGGAGTTTTAGCCATGGCCATCACTGATGCAAAGCTGGCCAAGCTCGGTCTCAAATTTGAGAAGAAGGCCATGCGAGACGATTGCGAGATCCTGAGCAAAGACACAACGCCAAATACAAGCGGCGGGTACCAGATCAACGATTGGGTGGTAGTCGCTACGGTCAAAGCCTTGGTTACGCCTGGCTCAGGAGGGACTCGAGTTCCACCACAGTCGGTCGTAGGTCAGCAGGTCGTTGTTGAGGCGGATGCAATCATTGATCTTCCATACGGCACTGTGATCAAAGAGAATCAGCGGCTACGCATAAAGGGCATCGTGTATCGCGTGGTAAAGCAGCTCGTAGGCTCATTCGATATAGCGTGCAAGGTAGCTGCAACATACTCAACATTGGATTAGAGGTAAACATGAGCGAAACAGCAGTTAAGACTGAACAGTCTTGGCAAGAGGCCATTGAAGAGGCTAGAGGACTTACTCCTGCCATACGGGACTGGATGGATTCTCTTGGATGGAAGAATGAAGAGATCATAGGCCTAGATCTGACTCGGCCTACCTACCCGACCGGATCTGACGAGCAAGGACTCTTGACCTTCAAGCCAAGTAGCTACTTCATCATGACGGTGCAGAAGCGACCAAGTGAAGATGGGAAAGAGTCTGCAATCACAAAGGTTGCAATCTTTGGTACAGGAGAAGATGGCAAGCTTCAGTTGATGTGAGGGTAGCATGAGCAGCCTTGACATATCCGGTATTGATACCGTTCTCGCAAATGTAGACTACATTGTCGACAAATACGATAAAGATATCAAGAAGGTATTTCAAGAAACTGGCAAGCTTTGGGTGAAAGAGGCAAAGTCTAGGGCAAGAGTGCGCACGGGGCGCATGAAAGCAAGTATTCAGTTTATCGCTACAGAATACGGTGGGTTGGGTATAGTACCGGTAAATTATGCACGTTGGGTTGAATTTGGGACTAGAAGAAACAGGGCGTATCCGTTTGCTTTACCTGCTTTTGAGATAGCAAAACGGTATCTTTGGACAGAGTTGAGGAAGCTATGAGTGAAGAGGTTAGCCAGACATCGCTACTCGAACTACAAACAGCCATTGTTGCCAAGCTCAAAGCAAGCGCCACGCTCATGGCAATCATCACAGGCGTGTTTGACTTTGGCGCCGTGCCTGACGAACCTGATGAGAAGCCTGACTTCCCATACGTCACGGTAGGCAACGCTCTAGAGCTGTCTCACGACGGTTTCAGCACACCTGGATACGATACGACTCAACAGCTTGACATATGGACAAACCAAGGAGGGTTCTGGCAATGCTATCAAATATTCAATATCATGCAAGGCTTGCTCAATCATAAGCCTCTCTCACTAGATACACTTCACCACGTGTATACCGATTATGCACGTTCTGAACCGTTACGTGACCCTGATGATAAGACCATTAGGCGCTTGAACGTACAATACGATACTTTCGCACAGGAGTTATGAGCCATGGCAACAGCAGCGAATCCAGTAGAGATTATGGTAGCTTCTGATGTGCTTCACGACATCATGAACTTTGAAGAGAGCTTGAAGCGCAATTTAGAAGACACTACCTCTTTCTCTCAGACCACACCAGGAACAACTGAGTCCCTGCCAACCACCTATGAGGTCGACTACAAGTTTAGCGGCTCTCTAAATGCAGCAGACAATGCACAAATTGCTCTGAGAACTGCCTTATTGAATGCCACGCTTGTGAGTATCACGCTTACCGCACAAGGGGAAGATCATACGTGTAGCGCATGGGTCAATGAGTTTAACTCAAAAGGTGAAACAAAAGGCAAAATAGACGTTGACATTGCTATCAAGGTAAACGGCGTGTTAACCATCGCGTAAAGGGGTAATACATGGCTACTCCTGCATTTAATACAAAGATCTATAAAACATCTGGTGCCGCTATTTCTCTCACTGACGAGGCCACATCCGCCTCTGCTGATAGAAAGATGTACACCATATCTACCAGTTCTAAGCGGTATCTCGACATTGATACTGCTGTGGTGGTTCAAGCTGAGCACGATGAAGTCCAGACCGTCACGCTTACAGGTTCACCTGCCGGTGGTGATTTTACGCTTACCTTTGGAGCAAACACCACATCAGCTATTGCCTACAATGCCAGTGCTGCAACGGTCAAGACTCGACTGGAAGCGCTCGCGAGTGTCGGAGCTGGCAATGTAGATGTTACTGGCTCGAATGGGGGGCCTTGGACAGCCGAATTTAAAGCTTCCCTTGGCAATGCCGCGCAATCCCTGCTCACGAAGGATGCAAGCGGGCTCACGGGTGGCTCAAGTCCAAACGTGGCCATTGCAAGGGTACAAGCTGGTAGTGCCTTCGCAACCGTCTCATCCACCACGTACACACTCATCTATCCGGGTGGCACCGTCATCTTTGCCTCAGCACAGGCACAAGGAACAACTGTCCGTCTGCACTCAGGAAAATACTATGCCTATGCCACGGTTGGAGGTGGCCACGCCTACGAGAGCAACAACAAGCTGAATTTGGAAGAGACGACTGAGTGGAATACGGACGGTGCAACTACTTTCACGCCTACGGTTAGGGAAGGCTCTCTCAAGCTCTCTCATTGGTACATCAATGCAGCTCACCAGCAGGCACTCATAGCAGGCCAAAGACTCATCATGAGCGCGGAAATACCTATCGGACGTTTTGAGGGATATTGCTACTACAACGAGGCAACGCTTAAAGGCGAGACAAAAGGCGTATTAGATCAAGACATAGCATTCCAATTCTCACAACAATTTTACATTTATTAGGAAGGTTTTATGGCTAAATTCACAAAAGAGCAGATCCGTCAACGTATGATGGATCGCAAACGAAGCATGCAAAAGCTTGAAATAGAGCTACTAGGACTAGAAGATCTCAATGGGGAGCTAGCAGTACAGGCTCTTACACCGGGCGATTATGACGACGCGGATAAGCTGAGCAAGGATAAAGATGGAAATGAAGATCCAATGCTTGAGGGCGGTGTGCTTATCGCTCGCTCTCTCGTCATGTACGCCACAAAAGAGCGGCTATTTGAAGATACAGACGCGGAATGGATGAAGCAGGAATGGGAGACGAATGTCTATGTGCCGCTTGTCTATGCAGTAAGAGAGTTTTCTGGCATATCAGAAGAGGCGTATGAGAACGCCAAAAAAAATTATCGGCAGACCCAAGGAAACGGTTCAGCTACTTCCTCAGAGAGCAACTCGGAGGCACCTGGACAGTCGAAGAAATGATGCAAAGGATGTCCAGGGAAGAGTTTCTTAATTGGCAGATCTACTATGAATTGAAAGCAGAAGAAGCCAAGGCAAGAGAAGAAGAACTGAAAGCAGAGCAAGCAGCAAAGCACAATAAGTAGAGGGATATCTTGGGCAGTAACAGCGTGACTCAGGGCATAGTTGTTGATTTTAAAGGCAATCTCGCACCTTTCAAGTCAGCGGCGAAAGACTTCAAGAACGACATTTCCGGCATGAAGACAATCGTCAAAGATGCTGGGAGTGTGATGGATTCTGCCTTCAAGGGTGCCTCAAGTAGTCTGCAAAGCTTCTCCTCAGGTATCAAGTCGGTAGGCGGTGAGGCAAAAAGTGCTCTTGGCAGTGTCACGTCTGGCGTAAAAGGCGTGGTGTCAGGTCTGGTAGAGTTCGGAGCAAAAGGTCTTTCATCCGGTGGACAAGTCTTTAGTGGCATAGAAAAGGCCGTATCCTCAGTACTGCATTTCAAGTCAGAGTCGTCTACTATGCATGTCTCGTTCATGAGTGGCATCAAGAGCATGATAGGGGGATTGATCGACTTTACTGGTAAGATCGGACTAGCTATTCAGGGCGTCCGATCCATGATCGATTCTGCCGTGGGGCTTGGCGAGGCTCTTCTCAATCCTGCTGCAGACGCCGAGCAAACATCCGCTGCCTTCACAGGTCTTCTTGGCTCAGCTCAAAAAGCTACCGTTTTCCTCAAAGACTTGCGCAAGTTTGCCGCGAGCACTCCTTTTGAATTCCCTGAGCTAGCCCAGGACGCAAGAGAAATGCTCGGCTTTGGGTTTGCCACCAAAGATGTCATTCCCATGATGACCCGCTTGGGGGATGCCATATCCACCATGGGAGGGTCCTCTGCAGACATTGACAGGGCTGTCCTCGCCATAGGGCAAATGCACGCCAAAACCAAGGTGACAGCAGATGAGATGAACCAGTTGACAGAACTGGGTATACCAGCATGGGACCTGCTAGCGAAGTCCATGGGCAAGACTACGGCTCAGGTGATGGATTTATCATCTAAGGGTCTCATCCCTGCCGACAAGGGCATAGAGGCACTCCTGAGCGGGATGGAACGCTTCAAAGGTGGCATGGATGCGCAGTCCAAGACCTTTAAGGGTATGTTATCCAACCTCAAAGACGGCGTGACCATGGCTCTCATGGCCTTTGGAGGGCCTATTCTTGACAGTGCAAAGACTGGTCTGGGGGACCTGATCAAGCTCGTATCGAGCGACGCCTTTAATAAATTTGCAACAGTCACAGGTAAGGGAATAGCCTCTATTATCGACAGAATAGGCACTTCTGCTGCAAAAGTGAAAGGTGAGTTTGAAGCATTTAGTAAGACTATCGATAAAATATCAGCTAATAACTTTGCAAAGGGCATAAACTATCTAGCAGGACAATTTGGGTATTTATTT